CTTTAAGGTATTTTCGTCTGATGTTTGGAAGATCTTTTTCAATATATGGCCATAAGGTGTAACCCTCCGGTCTATATTGTTTATATTCTTTTCCATTAACTTTGCCACCATATTCGAATGGTCCTGCATACGGAGTAGTCTTAGTACGGCCTAATCTAATTTTTAAAGACGTTTGCAATCGAGCAGATCTTAATGATTGAGCTAGTTTTCCAGTCGGAGACTTAGCCTCAGACATGAGTTTAGGTCTAACCCTGTTAACTACTTGATTACCTATTCTTTGATGGACATCTTTTACAGCACTCTTAACGTCTTTATCCATTTTGTTAAAGCCCTTAACGAGTTCCTGGATGCCCTCAACTTTTATACCAGTTTTATCAACTGGCATTTATGCAAATGTTCCTCTAGTAACTGCACCGGAACTCTCAAGAGTCATAGATGCTGAAACTTTTCCTGTTACATCTGAACTAATTTCGTAGCCTGTTTGGAACATGTTGAGTGTGTACTTAACGTCTCCCGAGGTGTTACCCTGAGGACCCCAAATTACTGCTACTACTGAATCATCAAATCCACCTGCTGAATATCCGTCCTGGGTTGAATCCCAAGTGATATCAAGTGATAATGATGCTGATTTCAAAGCTGTGATGAGTTCAACGTTTGAATCTCCAAAACCTTGAGTTTGTGCAGTTTCAACATTCTGACTGAATGTCAAAGACTCCACATATTGTGATATGTCATTTCCATCTACTGAAATATGACTTGATTTACCAGCTATTGCCATGGTTTATCTCCTATATATTATTATTTTAATTTTCTTGCAATGACGACTGCATAAGTGAGACTGAAACTACCACCCGTATAGGCAGAAGTTACTCTCAAATATCTATTAACTGTCCCAGTAACAGCTTTTATTTCTGATCCGACTGCTGATCCATCTAATGTGAACGTAGCTAGATCTGAAAAGGATGTGTTATCAGCTGAGTCCTGGACTTTTATAGTTGCTCCAGGAGTTCCCGTCTTTGCAGTTATATGAATATAAGCTGTTGCTCCATTGGAGGTTAAAGCCGAGTTATCAACTGATGTATGATCTGTTGCTGATGTCTCAGCACTTAAATCCTTTAACGAGACTCCGTTACCAATAAAACCACCCTCAGCTGAGGCAGAAACAGTTACTGCTCCTGAAACTTCTGAACCGATTTCATAATTAGTAACGTCTGATGATAATAAAACAGCTTTATTACCTCTAGTTAATCCTGATTGAGCAAAAACTAGGGGAGTTACTGATGTATTACCTAATACTGCTTGTAGCTCTTCATCTACCGAATCTGTTGAACCATCAAAATATCCATCTAAGGATACTGATCCTGATTCTAAGGTAGGGAGCATAGTTCTGTAACCGGATGTAGCATTAAATGTTGTTACATCAATCATCTCTACATTACGTGATGCAGTTACTGAATTAAAATTAGTAGATAGGTCATATCCACCGAATATTATTTTTGTATCTTTACCCGAATTGGCCATTATTTATCCTCGATTACTTTTTTCTGATCTATCATCCATTGAGGAATCTTCTTCGTTACGATTTCTCCTGGTTCAAAAACAGATCCCTCGATATGTAGGCCTACTACGGCTACATACTTTTTATTGTCTTGTGAAACCTTTTTAGGTTTTGCTTTTGCAGGTTTATTTTCTGCCATGTTTATCTCCTATAAAGTTTGATTAGTAAATTCAATTTCAAATTCAAACGTACAGACTCTACCATTTTCGTCAGCTCCATTTTCTTCCTGGTATCTTGTGAGTTCTGCATTTTGTACTGATCCATTAACTGTTGGATCACTTACTATCTGTTGGAATACTTCTTCCATTAAAAAAACAGCTCTGTCGTTGGTAGATTCAGCTACTGTATCTCCGGCACCTACCTGGTTAACAAATATCAATCCGTTTATAGAATTGGTTTGTTCATATTGTCCACCCATAGTGAATGGACTGATAGAAGTGTTTGCACCACCTAGAGATATAAATTCTCTATCTAAAACCTCTCCAGGACTGTATGAGAATATCTTTATCCCACTTAATCCTGCTCGAGCCTCTAGTTGAGTCTTTAAATTTGATCTAAAATTATTTACTATTGCTACTGTCATTTACCATCCAATGATCGATGAAGAGTGTTGCTCTAACCAGGCATTAACTTCCGGAGATCTAGTTCTATTAAAGATTCCGAATGGCCCTTGTCCCTCAACGATAAAATCTGCTGTACCCATTGCATCAGTAAAAGATCGTGTATTTTCGGGTATGTTTGATGAGGGTAATCTCATTCTTAACATTTTTAACCCTATACGATCTACACCATCAACAATGCTTTTATATCCATGTTCATATTCAACAACGATATTTAGTGGGTGTAATTGTGTTGGATGTGTAAAAAATCCATCTTTATAGTACAGAAGTCCTACTTCTGAATCTATTTCAAACTCATTTGTAGCTATTGTTACTCCATCAATTTTTATAGAAATAATTTCATTTATTAAACGATGGGGTAGTAATAACTCCGGAGAATATTCTCCTTTTAATTTTGCTTTGTGAAATCTAGGAATCCACGATAACGATGTCCAGTCAAAGAGTAAATCTGTAATTCTTGCTCTCTCGTCTGAAATCATTTCATCTGTATATGAACTTGTTGAATTTAATGCATTGTCATCAAAACTTCTTGCCTGGTGTTCAGTAAATAAGAAATTACCTACCACCTCATAGATGAGTGATGATGTTTGAGCTACAGATTCCCAAGTACCACTCCAGGTAACAGTTAATTTACGAACTCTCGTTGTATTTGCTGTTCCTAGNTCGTAGTAATAAATTCCTGTTGAAGATTCTGTTGCTGTTTGTGAGTTGACTAAAGTTGTTCCATCTTCATCTACTACAGTTACTGTTACGTTTCCTGTTGCAGAAGTTAAGACTCCATCCACTTCAAATCTACTTGCAATTCTTCCTCTTGAGTTCGTTAATACTTGTTGAGTCCCTAGGCCATACCTAGTATCTAACATTTAACCTACTTTTTTGAATTTTCTTTTGCTTTTGGTTTAGAGGCTTTAGCTTTTGCATCTGCTTTAACTGGCATTGCAAAACCATTCTCGATGAGCCATACTGCATCCTCTTTATCCAGTTTTATTTCCTGGCCTGGAGGTGGTACTTTTACTCCCGAAATATTGCCTACATATTGAGCAATTATCATTACTTTCATTATTTTTTCTCCTGTATCTTCATCCAGGTCCTCAATTGCTTGAGGACTAGGATCAAGTCTGATCGGTGTTTAACTGTGGAGGCTATACGGATGATCAGATTGAGTGTACCTACCTAGGCAGGACATGTTAATCTTTTGATTGCTGATGCATCAAGTGTTGCTGAGTCAGTTCTCAAAATAAATTTATAGCTCACTAAATCGGTATTGAAACCAAATTCATCTGAACGAGCTACCTCAAGGCCACCGGCCTCACGGATGTAGTATTTACTCATATCTCCGATGTAACCGACTTTGGCATTTGCACCAAGGTCTGCAACGTTTGGATCTTCATAAACTGGAACTCCGATCAATCTGTCCGGTGTACCTACTGCTACAGCAGGACTCCATAAGTATTGACCATTAGAGTCTTTAAGTTGTCTGAGTTCATTTATAGTGTTTGCACTAAAAATCATGGCATAGTTAGGAGCATTTCTGTACTCTTGTCCCATTCCATAATGAGCATCTAATACCTCATCAACTGTGATTGCAGAGTTACTTGCTAATGTTTTAACGTTAGCCACTCCAACTAATCCTGTTGGTTGAGAACTACCTGTACCTGTTATTGCAAATTCTCCTTGTTTTTTACCAAGAGCTGTACCGGACATGTTTGCCATGATACCCTCTAAGTCAACACCGGAATCGTTTAACAATTCCTTAGAGATTTGTGTTATGAATGCTAATTTATAAGCACCTAAACTAACACTTGAGATAGTTGGATCTGATTCTGTTATTGCAGATCCCTCAGATATAAGTGATGCAGATGAGTTAGCTGTAAGTGTAGGGAATTTGAGAGCTTCTCCACCTGCTGTATTTATAACAGTTCCGAGATTTCTCATTACACCAACAGAATCCATTA